ATTATTTATATTCTGATATATGAAATTTTTAACATCGGATAAGGTTAGGTCATATTCTCTTTTCTCGTCGCGGTTCAAGAAAAATTCCAGAATATTGGCCTGCGTAAATATCTCCGGTGCAATGAACCCGCGTGAAGTTAGTAGGCGTTGTGCCAATGGCGTTGGTCGGTGAGCATCATTGATACTTCCAGAAATGTATTCTACATCCTTCAGGGTTGCAAGTGATTCAACCTGAAGATGGAGAGTATCTAAATAACTCGCCATTATCTGTGTTAACTTGCGGAGGTCGCCGCCCTCTCTCCGCTCACTATCTTCTTCTATAATCCAACCGGGATATGAACTATAAATCGAAGAATTGTTGGTATCATCATAGTTTTTTCCTTCTTTCCTCTTTTTTGACAACAACGAAACTACATCTGGGTGGGTGGAGTAAATGATTGGGTCCTTGAATTCGGTTTCCGCTGAGCCAGCCAACACCATAGCAGACTCAGTTGATCTAGAAGCAGATTCATACCCTACCCATGTACCATTGCTGATTCGACCAGAATAATCCAAAACCACCGAATCAATACCAGTCTTTCCGGTTATCCCTTCATTAAACTTATAATAAACACCCAAATTAGTATTGGCGGTATCTGTATTCGTGCCTCCACCGACTTGAGTGAACCAATGTCGACCTATATCTTGAGCATTTCGTTTTGTTTTCCAACACCTGAACTCATCGATGGAGCCAGAAAGCTTACCCCAGCCTTCCATTTCAGTGCCCGCAAAGAGCGTTCCGGAAGGAGAAGCACGCAGGGCTCCAATATTAGCAATGAGGGGACCAGCTATTTCATTGATACCCGATGTTCCAAGTGTGGTGTTTTGGTTCAAGTCACCATTAATATAAAATTTTGTTTCAACTCCGGAAGAGGCGCTAAGAAAGCTAAAAGCGTAATGATTCCATGAAGCTAGAGAACCGGTGCCTTGGATAGAGGCGCCAATTTGTTGATTAAAATAGCCCGCTGTTCCAGATTGAGCAGTTATGCGGAATGGCGACTCGGACGCAGAAGTTCCCGAAATTTCGATAGTGAGCCTTCCATATTCTGCACTTGAAGAAGCTTCCCCATTCCAAAGATCGAAGAGGACCTCCTTGCTGGTATCGGCTGGTGTAAACCCATCTTTTTGCAACCAGAACTCAACAGTAAAACCATCATTTTGCAAATCACACTTGAGGTTGCTCTCTCGATTTTCTGAAGCATCAAGTATATTGGCCGTGCCACCTTCCGATGGATAGATTTTTGATAAAGCAGTATTGTTAGGATCCTCGTGGGGTCCACCCTTTACTTGGATATATCCATCGACATCTGATTGTCCATACTCTCCAAGTGTTGCCTGGAGCGTGCCCCAGCCCGTTGGCGAGAGAAGAGCGTGCCCGTTTGTTCGGGGATAATCATTTTCGAAAAGATGCTGATCAAGAAATGAAGAGCTTATTCGCCATTGTAGCTTTTCTTTAAGGGACCCGTCATACGGGTACTGAACGTGGATTCTCGTAATCGCATCTTCATAGTAGCTTTCCGCCGAACCAAAAATCGCAAAATTTTCAGGCTTAGAGAAATCTACCTGGGGGATATACGATTCCCGCTCTCCCAGAAAAACTCTTACGTAGTCTGCCGACTCAACATCGCTGCCAAGCTCATGGATACTTTTTTTAGAAACTAACTTAGAGGCGGCGCTTTCGTCAAAAAGATCTTTAATACTCATGGCTTACTCTACTCTAAATTTAAATACTTCAGGTTGTTCGTGATAAGCACCATTGATGTAATAAACAAACTTTATTCCATATGAATAGCCCGTTTCCAACAGTTCCATATCTAAATCAAAGTAACCTCCGGAAACATCAAAAGACATCTGCGTGTGATTATTGCTTCCCGTCCCGTATGGGATTGCTTCAAGCCCATCAATCACGCGGACAACTTTATAATATCCAGCTTCAATTGTTTCTGCCTGGATATTTGAAGTTGCCTTGGTGTAAATAGTGGGATTCCAATCTTTTTGTCTGGTGTAGAGCCTGAACCGGGCGACCTCGTCTTTATCATATTTTGACTTCAAGTTTGTAATGTTGGTTACATATTTTGGATTCGGATTCCAATTACTAGATTCGAATGAATTTACAGTAATTGCTGACCCGGAATGATATTCTGTTGATCCACTGTGCCAGACCGGATAAACCGTGGTTGCTGACCCGGTATATGCAAACGTCGCCGAGTACACCCCCGTAGATACATAACTTCCAGTTACATTAACATCATCATTTGCTGCGACGCCACCGCCGACTGGCAACGTAAACTTCGATGATCCAAGAGTTTCATACACGCTCAGAAGAATATTGTTTGTGCTTACGGCAGGAATATTTTTTAATTGCCCGCGCACATAATTATAAAGGTACAGCGTATTGAGGTTATCTGTTGCATCCGCAAGAGAACTGCTTAGATAAAAGTTTCCTGCATCATCTTTTATCGCAGAGTCCCAACGAGCTTCAATTATCGGCCTCTTATAAAAGAACTCGGTTCCACGAGCAAAAAACTTTTTAGTGTAGAAGGATCTCTCTTGAGCACCATTTTCTTGGCTAGAGGTTAAGAAGACTCCAACACCATAATTTTGACGAGCAGGGGCCACACCCGCATCTAGCCACTCCTCAACAAGGGAAGTTATATTTATTTCTAAGTCTTCTGTGCCAAGAGGAAATTCTTGAGAATAGAACGGAAGAGTACTCCCAGCCACATAGGCGCCAGTATGATAATCTCCCCCTTCCGTAGTCCAGTTGGTTAATCCAGAATTGCCACTTGACGCAACAATCCAGTTAGCATATCCCTCATCTGAATATTCTTCCATATCCAACCCACGACCCTCATCCCACGAGCGTGAAACCGCATGCACAACAAGAGTAAACTCGCGAGGCAAAGTAAAAGCATGGGGAGTATTATAAAGGCGCAAATAAAAATCAACACTACCACTTGCCGGAATTGTTCCCGCAGTTCTGTCAGTCTGAATATTTGTCGTTGACCATTCGGATAGCATTCTACACTTTTCCAATGATGAACTCGTTTCCTGACCATAAATCGAAAAAATCTCAGATACGTCGGAGAGGCCCATGCTTGAACCCGTGCCGCGCATAGTTAGATTGGCCTTGAATGCGTTTGTTATGGTTGTATCTTTGGTGGCTATGTATCTTTTAATCGACATTATCTAATGGTCCCCACAATATCTTGATCAGGGTACTTTACTTCAATAATAACATTCTTTGGAATATCTATGTATCTGCCATCGGGATCTATTCGGCTGCTGATATCAAATGGGGCTGAGGAATATCCAACTTGATTTTTGGCGGCAACGTTAACTTCAACAACATCCAGAAGGCCCGGAACAGCGCGCAAAACAGAAAATACATCCGATATATAAAAGTTTTCGCCTATATCATATTTTTTTAATGAAAAGTACGATGCAAGGAAATCAGAAGCCGTCTTAAAAACATCATATCGATTTGAACCCCTTTCTGCAATCGCAGAAAAACTCACTTCAATATTCATCACCCACGCATCTAAAATATCAACAGTATCGTTTATCATCTTATGTCTTTCAATCCAAGACTTTAAGTTTGTTTTTATCACAGAGTTCGTGGTTGCTAATTTTCCTGACCCATCTTCGGAAACAACATAGACATTCAGATTGCGCTTAAAGCTATCCGAATCTTGAACTATCACCGCGCGGCGAATACTGCCAAACTGCGAAGGCATACTATAAATTAAACTGATATAATCTTGTTTTGTCACTGCGCGGTTTTGTGTTGCAAAGTGTCCCAGTATTCTAGACTTTAATTCTTGTGGAGTTGGGAATGATACTTTCCCCACAATCGGCTCTAAGTTTGACACCTCCAAAGAAGAATTAACCCCTCGAACAAGGCTCGTGTCTAATATAACGCCTGCGCCAAGCGAAGGAAAGCGAATATTTCTCTTAACCACCTTTGAAACACTTCCGACATTGGCATTCACCGCGCCGGGACTCGCAACTCGATATGATACGAGCAGCGTTGTATTGGCCGGGGCAATGCCAAGGGCATCGGTTTTTGTCATCTTGGACGGATCAAAACTAACTTGCGAAACATAATTTCTACCATGAATATTTAAAGTTAAATCAGAAGGATCTGGGATCATTACGTTGCTTAGGTTTTCCTCGGACCCATAACCAAACTGTAAAACAGTTTTTCTTACTCCACGGCTTACCGTGAACCGTCTCGGAACAATGACGGGCTTTAATAATTTTTTAACCTTGTCGTTGTGAACGCCAACATTATCCACCTCGATGTATACAACATTTTGTGATAAATGGTCTACCTCATAATAAGAATTACCATCCGAATCCTCCACAGAAACTATTTCTGCCACATTGGGATTGGATATCTCAGCGGTTGGGAATCTTCGATAACCGCCAACTTCAATAGATTGTACGCCCACATCACCAGACATCACCTGCCCAAAAGCCTTAATAGCATATTGAGTAGGCAAGCTAGAAATTGCATCTGTAGAGTGACAAACAACTTCCCACCTTGGGTCAGCAAAATTTATATCTTCATTCAAAATAAAAGATTGATTATTTACAGAAGAAAACATAGTTCCCTTTTCCACAACTGGAATATACTGAGAGTCTGGGGATGTTCCAACTGAACTCGCTGGGACGGTGATATACAGTGCAACGGTTCCGTAAGCGGTCTGTGCATTATTAAATTTATACCCCAGCTGCCGACCAATTCTGAGAATTGAATCATATTGGTTGGCAGTTTCCAACATACTCTCGTTAGCTTGGTAATCGACATAGAAAGATAAAATATCACCAACATAAGCTACGGTGTCCAGCATGAGTGATCCAAAAGAGGCTTGGTTAAAATCTTGGAATGTATTGGGGTAATACCTTTTTGCGTACGCAACCAAGTCTCTCTTGATGGATTGAAAATCTCGACTTGTATAATCAATTGATGTTATTTTATTTTTTAAACTCATTAATTAAAATCCCTCTATAGTGGAATTGCCAATTGCAAAATGTCCACAGCGCTTAAACCTGAGATCGCATACTCTATTTGAATATATAGTTTTTCAGATATTTCCCGATCCTCCCCCATTCGAACCCCCTTGATTTGAACAAAGGGCATATATTTTTTTACTTGACTAAAAATTCTTTCTTTGATGTCTTCCCGTACCGACTCAATATTATGTTCAAATAAAAACGCTCTAATTCCTACTCCGAAATTGGGGTCCATAATCCTTTCTCCGGGCGCTGTTAATACAATGTTTTTTAGATTTTGTTGTACATTTTCTTGAATAGACTTCGTTAAAGTAAATCCATCTTTAGAATCACGAAGAACCGGGAGTTTTACTGAATATCCAAACATTTAACTCGCCTTCCTCTCTCTTATGGACATCATGGGCAACGACGGCCTCTCTTCTTTTTGTGTGGCGGGAGTGATGGGATTTTTATATCCAGCAATTTTCTCAACCACGGCACAATACTGAACAGTGCTTTTAAAATCATCCACGGGAAAATTAACAATATTAGAGGGATCGGCAGCTCTAGCGGCTTCTGCCACCAACGATTTCTTGGTTTTGCTTTCATTGCCCACCATGATGGATGTTCGGACCCCCTCGCAACATTGTAGAGTTCTTTAATTAAATCCTTCGTAGTCTTAAACATCATTTCTCGGTTTGGCAGCCCAGAAATGTGCTCAGCATTGTAAATAGTTGCTAAGCTAATTAGTCGCGTAGAGGGGATCATGTATTCAAGAACCGCTTCATACTGAGGATTCTGAATAATTTGTTTCTTCAATATTAAAGAATTGTCGGCATGTATTTTTTCAAAACGAATGGCGGCTTGCGGAATTACAAGCTGATTCTCCATTCTCCCTATATAATACTCAAGCTGTTGTATCGCATTTATTATCTTATCGTAGGCTTCACAGTTGGCAGTCCCTAGCCTGCTGTTCGGATCGCCCGGGTCACGAAGACATCGGCGGGTTGGGGTCAGCCCGTCGGGCTCCATTGCCTCCAGCTGCTTTTCCAGAAAATCTTTAAAGTTCTCCATCATCACCTTCAACAGGTGATCTCCTGGTATCTCCGACAATTGCTCTGGCAAATCTTGTTGTAGCATATCCTCAAATGGTTTTTTTATTGAATACGTTAGCCAACCATGTACCCACTTGCGTCCCCACCTAAAATTTCGAGCACTAATTAGACCAAGGTCATCGGTATCGTATTTGTGTGGCTTCAAAAGGTCATCTACGAATGACTCATACCATAACGGACCAGCGATTCGCTCGCGTCGGTCAGTATATTCCTCCACCGTTTCAGATATCATTGGCCCATACAGCCTAGCATCGATATCTATATTGTGCGCACCAAGGTCTACGCCCAGCATATCCAGAGTCCACGCTTCTCCTTCCGGGCTACCGTAGAGGCCTCCTCGACAGCGAGCTTCTGGGTGGTCAGTGCTAAAATCTGATAAAAAGATTTTCGGCTGTAAATCGTTATCCTTAACTGCCGGTGACTTATTACAACCCGCGAGCGCATATACCCCCGTAGTGCGGAGCGTACCGGGCGCTCCACTTTGGACACTGCCGGCGCCATTTGAAAGGCAACGAACGTGCCCTCCTGGCTGAGTGGTTGTCCAGTTGTTCGCTCGTGGAACTGTGGCCTCGCCGCCCTCCAATCCCGGGCCAGTTACCTGGTGGTACCTGCCGTACGCGTCCATCACCGTGACCTGCTCGTGCTGACGGGTTTCGGAACCGGGGTGCGCAGGAAACGTTCGTTGTCGACCTTCGCGATCTTTATCGGTATAGTATTCCGAAGGTTTATTATATATTAGGTCACTGTCGCGCACTGGGTCCTCGCCGTTCTGGCGAACGGCCAAGGTCCACTCTGGTGGTGCATCGTCAGCGTTAAACTGAAACTCGCCGCCAAAAGCTCCCCAAACATTAAATCCAAAAAGCCTGTATCCCAGGTCCCATATTTTCTTTACCATTTGCCAATACTGAGAATTCGACCCGTCTCCTCGGACGCGCTCGAAATCTGGCTGAACGGCACTTTCCCCACCCGGTAGAGATCGATTGCCGCTATAAAAATTGCCATCCGGGCCTAGTCTAGGTCTGCTCACGGCCTCTGACCAAGGCTCCATCCAAGGGGGAACAACGCGACCGCCCCAGTTCTGGAGCCAGCCGGTCTTCCGCAATGGAGAGTTCGCGTTGCTCCAGGAATAAGCATACGCAGAATAATAAAACTCGCTTTGGTCACCCTGCCGACATGCGCTGTCATATGGAAGAACAAAATTATTAAACTTGATAGCATCATCTTTAAATCCGGGGTCGCCAGAAAGACCATTTTCTATCGGATCTAGAAAAACGTCTTGTATGGATTGAATACAAGCTTGAATTGCAGATCTAGTATCATTATGAAGGGCGGGAAATTTTATGTCTGCGGACTGTAATTCTACCAAACCTTCCATCAGTGGCAACGTTTTTATATCTACGATTTCCTCGCTGGTCTCAAGATCTAAAAGAGTGCGAGCATTGGGGTCGTTTGGGTCTTCAAGTTCGACCTGATTTCTGAATGTCAGATCTTCTTGCAATAAATGGCTTTTATTTGTTTGAATAAACCGCTCGACTTGAGGCTGCATTGGCTCAGCAAATGTCTCGGCCAAATCAGAATTCAAATTTATTCTTCCGGGGCCGCCATGTTCTAGCGGGTAAACGAAGGTTAATCTTGTTCCCATCTCCCATTTATCAAAATATTTTGTAATATTAAGGTATGGTTTCCCATCAGCGGGCTTAACAAACAACCCCAACTCTTCATGGTAATCAAGAAGCGTGCGGACCCAGTCCGACCATGCTTGTAGATTTACAACACCAAATAAACTAGAATCTCTATTTTTAATTAAACTTTCTGCCCTATTCGCAGTCGCGTCTCCATACTCAGCTCGGAGAGTCCCGAGAATAATCGGCCAGTCTTCCTCAAAGCTTTTGTCTGTGATCTTAACAAATCTTTCCAGCACAAAGCCACCATGCGTACCTAAGCCGGCCTTACAGAAATCATATTTTAAAGAACCGGGCTGAGTATCACAATAAATATCTCCTATGGGCTCATCGTCAGACCCGCGTTGCGCATTTAGAATTTCGTCAGTTGAATCCGACAAGCTTCTCATAATGTAATTTTCTAATTTTGAAGCAGGCGGATAAACATTCTGTTTTATTTTCCAAGTGATAACTTTTGAGCTACCGTTATCTCGGCCATCGCCGCCGAAATTTTCTCCACAATGGTTATCGCCGTCTTCGAGCTTGTAGTCAAACCACTGTGTCCACACAACCTCACCGGCGTTCACCTCTATCATACCGGGGTCACTAAATTTATTTTGATTCCACGTCCAGCGCCAGCGCGTGGCGTAGTCGTAGCGCTCGCCGTCAGTTTCAAGGGAAACAATCCTATGGTCGGTCCCGCCGAAGCGGTTCCAGGTTGCACAGTCAAGTACAATCGGCTCAGCGTCAAAAATCTGCTCACTAACATCAAACCCAATTTCATCAAGGGCAGCTCTGAATCTCTGTCCCTCCTCCTCAACATTGTTCTGCACAAAATTATGAATATTTTCGCCCTGTTCTCGCAGAACGCCCCAAGCCCAATAGACCTCTGCCAGTTCAGAGTTCCCCAATTCATCTCTAATCGATTCCTCATTAACGGAAAAAGGCTCATTTGAATCCTCGGTTCCAAAGCCTATAAAAAATCTAGGTTTTCCAATGGGACTAGTCTTCGGGACATCCACGACTTCTGCTATTTCATTTAGCCAGCTTACTGGAGTAATGTGCCCCTGCAGCACAGTATCATATTCGCCGGCCATCGATGCTACGAGATCCCTAACTGAATATTCCATGAAGCCCATGGTTTTTTTGCCAGTATCAGGATCGATTGATTCGGTTGACCACATATTAGAAAACGTCATGTTGCCAACCTCAAAACACTCAGAACCCTCTATTTGACAAACTGGGACCTTTTCCACCGAGACATCAGCGGGCTCCCGGCCCTCCAGTGTCTTTCCACCCGTAAGGTTCTTTTGGGCCTCCTCTGTATTCGGAAGATTCAACTCAAATAGTTTTTCGCTAGCAAGCAGTAGCTCAATAGGTTCTCCGGTAAGAGGGTCTTTAAATTCTTCTCGATCATCATACTTTCTACTTAACAGGTCTTGATCAATCCGAAAAACCAGATCTTCAAAAAATGGTATATTTTCTACGAAGCCGCCCTCGAACGTCAAAACATTGCTTTCGGTGAGGCCGGATTTCTTATTAAATCTATTGATGAAGTACCTAAATAATAAATCTGATTTGGCAACAGAGCTAAACTTAAATTCAGAAAACACAAAGATAGAATCTAAAAGCATTTCTATCAAAAAGATTTTCATATAAGCTACGCCAATGCCATAAGTTATTGCTGCAGTATTTCTTTGAGGATCCAAGAGAAGAGATCGGGCAGCATGGCTGGTTGTTCTCCTTCTCAAATCGTTAACGTTCAAGAGACCCTCCGGCCTTGGGTTACAAAACGAATCTGATGAAAAGTCAGCTTCTATTATTTCCTCTTTACCGTCATCCGGGGCTAGTTTTAAAAACCTGCCGGCTTTCATAATATCAAAGACTTGCCCAAGTACATATTTTATCAACTCGGGATAAAGATGCTCCATGTGATATTCTAAAAAGGCCTCTGAGTTTTCTAGATATGTGCGCGCGTTAACTGCGCTAGAAACAGGAAGCTCCATCCATTTTCCAAGTAAATAATTATTAAATGCCTCAACTGGAGGGGCCGCGACGCCTCTTATCGGGTGTCCAAGCTGTTCATCCGTCACCACCGACAAAACAGCTGGTGTTAGCAGCTTTTCTCCATTAAACGCAAAATATAATTCTCCAGGTACTCGCCAACCCTCTACACGATAAGCATCCAAAATTCTGTCCCACTGCGTTCCGGGATCTACTTTTGGACAAAGTTCATATTTAATAAGTTTTCGCTCAATTCTATCGGGGGTGGATGTTGGAATGGTCCCGGGGCCGTTCTTCTGTTCCCATATATTAAAATCCTTGGATCCACCATGCCTTCCAACAGCACGGCTTGTATAGAAGTTATCATCCCAAACTCTTCTAGGGGGCAAAACCAACCAAGTTGAACTTTGTGCAGGATTCTGGACGTTCATTATAACTGTGTCACGGTTGTTTGGATCAAGCCAATTTTCATACTCATCGTAGGAATTATCCATTACCGTTGGTGCAACCACCACCTGGATTGCTTTTGGCTCTGCACCGAGGCCGTCGGCGAGTAATTCCATCACGGGGTGGGGCTCGGCCGCGTCGGGGATGGGCTGTGCCGTGACCTGCTGAAAAGGGGCAATTGTATCAACATGATAATTATAATCACTATTATACTGATCTTCAATTGGTGTGAATACCGTATCCTTCACTATATCATTTAAAAACTTAACAGAGGGTGGCTCTCTTGGAACCAGTCCATTAGGGTTCGCCGGGTCTTGAAAAATCGATGGCATCAACCCGGCCGCAAAATCTTCTCCGCCAGCCGATTTCTTTGCTAATTCAATTATTCCTTCGGCACGGGCAGTATCACACTTCGCCGCTTCCGTGAGAAGTTCCCGAATTTGTTCAGCGGTGGCTCTCCCGTTTGCCAGATTTTCTCTGAACTCACTGTTCTCGCACAGTGAATTTGTACCCTCAGTATCGGCTGCTGCCATTAGGTCAGCAAGATTATTACAAATTTCAAGATCTATCATCTCACCAAGCATCGTATAAAGATTTATTACACGCTGCGTAGTTGACCATTGAGCACGAACTGATGGATAGCTTTCAGCTATCAACTTCTCTACTATGTTCACCGTTGGCAAGTCAGCATTTCCAGTAAGAAGCGAACAAAATTCTTTTGGTTTTAAAATCGTAGAAGTGTCCTTTAACAACTGGTTTAGGATATCCGGGTCAATTATATCTGATGGAAGGCTGTTCTGCTTTAATCCCTGGTTCAGGGCCGGCAGATCAATGTCGCCATATGATCTATCAAAGTTAAGAGCGAAGGCTTGTTGTTGGGGTCCTTTTGTCTCGCACTTCCACGAAAAATCAAGCATCAACGATATTATCTGAACAATAAATTGAATTATAAGATTAATTACGGCGTTCAAAATAATTGTCATAATGTACGCCAGAATATCAACCGTTGGGAGTCTATCGGGGATGGTAAATCTTGGGGGCCACTCAAATGGCAAACATGCACACAATAGTGGTATTGTTTTACAAATATCACTGCACCCTATGAATGCGGCCTGGGCTCGTAATATATCAGCCTGGATGAGGGACGCTGTATCACCTCCCACACCATTGTTTTCAAGCCAGATGGCCTTCTCCTCTAATTCATTGCACGCACAATCAATCAGCATTCTTATTTTTTCCTTAAAATCTATTTTTGCTAAGGCTTCATAATACAGACGATTGAGCATGTGTTGTCCCATGGCCGAATCGAGAGCGCCGAGTTCGAGAGGATCCTCGCCCTCTAAGAGCTTTTTCGTTTGAGAGGTTGTTTTGGTGGTCGCGCCCGTTAGTATTTCTTTAACAATTTGATTAATTTCACCTTGCCATGGATCTCCCACAAACTCTGAGCTTGGGCCACCGTGTCTGTCCCACGCCTTTAACCACTCGTCCTTGTCGATTCGAGTTATAAGCTTGTCTCTTTCCTCCTCAGTAACAAATGGAGCCCACGGAAGCTCATAGTCGTCCATGCCGCCAGATTTATACGCATCAGCAATTGTTGGATTACTGCCAAGTGGAGTTAAGTATTGTCTGCTCTCGGGGGATATCCAATCACATTTTAAATCCATCTTGTGCCAGTCTTTCCACTTTTTAAAATCTCCCCACGCGTTGTCACCAAATGTGTTGCTAAAGGAACTTTTAATACAATCCCAAGAATCTAGTGAATTAGGATCACATTTCTTTTGTTTTTTTGTAAATGACGGTTTTGGAAAAGTATATTCTTCAATCAACTGTTTCCAACCTTTGGGCATTTCTTTGGTTTTTTTCACCAAATTATAAAGCTCATTCATCCGAGCTACATAAGCCAAGGTTCTTGGATAATTAAATGGATGAGTCCGCAATAAGGTAGAAAAGCCCACTGTCAAAAATACTACACCAACATCTCCGCTATTAACCAATATATATTTTATATTGTATTGATCATCGAGGGCGACCTCATAAGTGTCGTTGGAGCGTTCGTTAAGCGCTAAACCATTTAATGTTAACAGCCTCCTAAAATTAGAAAGAAAAAGCTGTAAATTAGATGCCTCTTGTTTAAAATTAAAAAATCCATATTCTGGGGCTGGTCCATTCCACGAGCCATTTTGCCCGCGCCAACTTCGATATCCATCATAATGTTTGAACATATCGCTTAGTGCATTTATTTGAACCTCAAATGTCTTTGCTAAAAGAAAAATGTTTTGAGACGAATCGGGAATTATAATTTCTTTTTCTGGTATCGCATTAAAATACTTAGCGTGAACAGAAACAAGAACTTTTAAAGGAGATCGAGCGCTAGATGGATCAAGCCACCAGCTTGTTGCTTTGGCAAACTTAAAACCATTTAATAATCTGCCCACTGTTTCATTATCGCTGGCCTTGGCGTAGTGTTCCAAAAGAGCCTTGACACCAATGGGGATTTGCTCTTCCATTCGAGATTGAAGAGCGCTGTCGCCTGTATTATAATACTGAGTTGTGACTGAAACCAAGTACTCACAAGAATCAGAATCAAAATACGGCTCTGTTGTGGTGTACCACTGGGGGGTAGTCAATGCACAAAATTCATCAACTTTTGCGGCAATAGTTTCGATACAGGTGCCGAACACCATCTCGTTTGATTGGGGAGTAGTGTCGAGAGCGAGAGCGCCAATGCGCATAGTTTCTGTGTCTTGTAGCGCTGCTGGAATTTCTCCCAATCCACTATAGATATACCCCACCAGCCCATCCACTTCAGGATTTGTATCAACAACAGAGACAAAATGCCAAGCACCATTTCGACCCACCCTTTCGTCGAGAACAACAAGCAAAGTCTTGTGACTGAGACCGGCAATAACCTCTGCTCCGTCCCTATACGGCAAATCTGAATAGAGGTTCGCACAATAATTGAGAGGAACAACATCGCCGGCTTCAGTATACCCATATCGAATAACATCATCTGACGCGTTGCCGCCCCAATAAAAAACCCAGTGTGTTGCCTCAGAATTCTCCCAATTCGTGGGAGGGGACACAAAATTGTCCCATGCTTCTCTATCCGCTGCCAACTGTCTATGTGTAAGAGACATTTATTTACCTTTCCCTTTAATTAGTATAGTTATTTAAACTAAGAATACCGGGTCCTCCGGCCAAGAGATGCCTTCTAATAAATGATGTGGCATTTATCTTTTGGAAAAAACAGCCCGTCTTGCACTTAAGGGCAAGATTAAGATTAATGGCCGGCGTACCTATTTGAAGGAGGAATGGATCTGGGGTTGTTGGCCCCGCAACAAATGACACATGGTGATGACCCTGCATAAACCCATTCATTATGGTTTGCATTTGTATTTGTGAGTCAACGATTCCACCCAAAGCCTCAACGTGTTTTACCAACTCCGTTAAAGCTCTTATTAAATTGTGCCCTTTCACCAGCGGCTGCATATCAGAATCATCTCCGCGAGCAATCAATTGTATACCATAGGCTTCTGAGTTTATTTTTGCTCCCACTGCCTCACTCATTACATCCACACCAGATATTATGTTTATTCCTTCTCTCGCAACTATTCTAACTCCATCCGCCTTAAGAACTGCTGCTGATCTGTTTTTTGATGATGGGGCTTTTCCCGTAGGAAGAAGCCAGTCGGTGTCGACATCAGACTTCTGTGACAAATACAAGGTAGCTGCATCATACGTGTTGCTTGGGTGGCCTACAATTGGTTTTCCTTTCTTATTTTTGGTTGCTGCGCGGTGACCCATGTGTCCAACAGTAAAGCGCATGGCGCCATTGTGAGTATCGCCTCGACTCTTTCCGGAGCCACAACTCCCAGGGCGATCTCTACCAAACAAGATAAAGGAATTTGAATTACCTTCGTGAACTCGATCTCCCTCGCATCTTTCAAGACGAGGTTTATTTGAAATATAATTTGCCCGCTTCGTTTCTTTTTTTAAAGTACCAAACTCTTTTGCAAGGGCCTCACCAAGGCCAGCCAAGATATCGTTGCGTCCAAATATTTTTGGTCTTTCATCAGACATTATTATCTACTCTCCGCCGCGCGATGGTCCTTGTCGCGAATAAGGGACTTTAGGGCCTTTATAATTGCTCGACTGGTTCGTTCTTCCGTCGGTACGCTAGTCCATGGGGGCACGATTTTTTCGATGATGCCCTGCCAACTCGCGCCGTCTTTAAAGATCGACATGGTAATAAACAAGTCGTTTTTTTGATGGGCCAGCTTCAAACTCTCAACTTCTTCTCTTGCTTTTCTTAGTTCGTGGTTGAGATTGCCGAGACGTTCGAGGGCAGCCGGGGACCGAGCCTGTCCGATTCTCTTTTGAAGTGCATCTACTTTCCTTTGGGCCTCGGCCAGTTTCTGCCTTGACCCCTTCATTGAATTATAAATGTTATCTGAATATCCTGATATGAACGACTCTTTAGAGGTGATCTCGCGATCATGTATCAAAACAAATACCCTATAATCACCTTCGTGTTCCAATGCGGCGACGATCTGATTTTTTATTGTCCCTTGCTGTCCTTCTGACACAACAAGCCCCGTCCCAACAAACTCCACGTTTACAGAGTCGGGGGTAGACCAATTCTCACGAATCTCTTGAACTGTTAAGAGTTTCGGCAGTAGACTCTGAAGGTTAAGGGGCGGTATCCACCTTTTCGTATTCGTCAGGTGAACACCGGTTGACTTTTGAATTGATTCCTTTATGGCCTCCTTACCTGCCAAGACGAGATCTTCTCTGTTGTCGGGGTGGGGAAGTGGGGGGAAAGGTTCGTTCCCCTTAAGCATGCCCGCAGTAGCCCACCATGCATCTTCAACTGAATAGCCGGCAGCATATACTGCTATAAGAAAATATATTTGATGGCGTCCGTCCGTGCGGTTGCCGTCCCAGCGAGAATGGGCGGCGATTCCTATTAGGGGAGTTCGCCGTATCCTTATGTTGGCGGGGGGCCACGCGGGACTTCCATTTACCCCAGGGAAAGCATCGGGAAGCTGTCTTCGGGCGGTGTAACTAAATCGACCCGGGTGGCCGTTGGAGGGTTCTCCGTCGTTGCCAACGCGCAGGCTCTGCCAGGTTCCGTTGGGCGACCAGCGCTTAAGGGCCATACAAAATTTTGGCGTCCCGTTATCATCTGGCTCACCACTATCATTAACTTTAATCACCGCGAACGGAAAAAAACGAGATACCCACTCTCCATAACTCTCGGGGCCGTTGGGGTCTCTGCCATATTCATTTGCCCTTTTGTCAGGGCTGGACAGCCAATCCTGATAAATTGAAAAAAGTTTAGGGTGGTTCGTGGAATCGTTGATAAGCGCCTCCACGAGTTCATCCAACAACCTCATCTGAGAAAACGAGGGGATTTGGTAATTCTTCGGCGAGTCTGAATTGCCCCCCCGGCCATAAATAGTTATTGGACGGTCGCGTCTGGACCCTACCTTCTTTTTTTTGTTCTTCCTCTTTCTCAAATTCGGACTGAATGTCATATCCACTCCAATCGTAGACGAGTTGGTCCATTCACCATGATTAGATATTTCCAAAGTATGAAAATGTTGAGTTATGATATCGCCAGAATCCAGCGTTGGGCTCCTAATTATAAAATGAGAGGAAGCGCCTTCTTTTGTCCACGTCCTCAAAACATTCGTTTCACCCTGGGCGAATTCAGTTTCGGGTAATGTTTCTGGGGGGTCGGGGAGGGTTCCACAACCTCGGCCTTCGCAGTCGGGGCCTCGGCGAGCCTGCCAGCGGAGCCGGTACGGAGAAGCAGTATCATGCATCACAATCCCCGTTACTAGGGGGCCATCGCGACTAGCATCAAAATCAGGGTACCCAGGAAACAGGCCGCCGCGAGGAATTGTTGCCCTGGTTCCACCCTGACTGGGGTATCTTATCCCCCGAAGGGTTCCCGGAACATCAACAAGGGGGCCGGTGTACCATTTACAATGGCATTTTAGTTGGGCGGCGGTATTGTAATGGCCTTCGATGCCGACAGCTGTCCACCCCACACATCCCATTCCAGCTTGCTGCTTCTGGGCGTTGTTTTGGCGAGGCGGCACCGATGCACATGGATCAGGTGTCGGCGCTTGCGTCTGCTCGCCTACGGCTTGGCATTGGTTCTCACCGCCGCTGCGTTGAGGGGCCGTTTCGGCAGCAGTTTGATTAGAATTATAACTTCTGCGGCGTGGTCGGGGGGCGTCGAGGGAACTTTCCTCATCGTCAGAAGAAATTCGACAGTTAATCTCTTCTTTTATTTTTTTAAAGTCTTTTTTTTGTTCTTCCTCTTTCCCTGCTGCCATAACTGCGGACGCAACTATCTCGCTGGCTGCGGCAACAATATATCTCGCTGCAGCCACGTGGGCCTCGTACACCCCGTCCGTACCCCAATCAGCATTTCCAAAACTCACACGAATAATCGATCCACATGCAGGCACGTCTAAATCCGTGGTAGCAGCAACAAAAAGAGGATATCTACTAATCTTGTGTTGGTGTGGATCAGTATGCTTTCCCTCATCTCCATATCGTAAGGGGCAGCGCAAGCCTGCATGCAACTCTGGGATGCGGGCCCACACCTTTACCAAATTTAATTTTGCTTCTCCGGGCTCTGTATACGAGCCAGCGCCAGACTTTGTGTTTAAAAAATTTCGGCGTGAATTATATTTTTCTACCCGCAACACAATTGCATTCCACTTACCAGAACTGGTAAGGGAAAACTTTTGAGTATACGATTCTACTGCCCTCTTGATTGAAATCCCCTTCAAATTAGTTGTTTTTGGATCAAGCGTCGGGGCTGTAAAAGCTTTTCGTACGTTGTTAAGCTCCCCAATTGGAAAATCGCAGGGAGGCACCTTCTTAGGCATCACCGTCTCCCAGGTTAATCAGATCAAACAATTCTTTTTTATCTTCTTCTGTCAGATCATCCGAATCCTTAGAACCTTTCTGGATTAATGCAGTTAACTTAACAAGTTGTTCATTGGAGCGCTGGAGGGTCTCAACATATTTGGCAGCAATCATGCCAATCTCTTTGTGAGTGTGCCCTGATTTTTGGATTTCAGCGAGAAGATCAGTAAGGAGATATTTTACTGTGTCCCGGTCGTGTCTTATGTTTTTAATAGATTCATTAATGAAATCTTCTAAATCTTTCCCGCGTCCCATTTTTTCTTAAAAACCCTATATTTTATGCGCAGCTTATTAAGATTGTTAACAACCTGTTTTGTGTTCAAATCCGTTAGTTCTCGCAAGTATAGATAAATAGCTTTCTTATTGAAAATTTCGATATTGTCAGAACTCTCAAATAGTATCTTCACGGCTTTTAATACTTTTTGTTCATTTTCCTTCAACAGATCCTTATCCCACGTCTCAACTTCTATAAAGAAATTTTCCCAAAACTCTTTTGTTTCCCGATTATGAATATATTTATGATGCGTGATCATGCGAGTGTCTTCGACACCCTTGAAAGCTTCTTCATATTGAACTTCCCGTTCATTATGAAACTTGTTTTTCTTTACTTTGTGGATGAACCAATTTTTCGTTATAACGCTGAAATAACTAAAGGCCTTCGAGCCCTTGGTTGGATCAAACTTATCCAAGATGGTGGTTAGCCAAATTTTACAATCGTCCTTTAAGACATCGATGTTGGGAAGGGATGTAAACTTGTATGTATAAGCAATCTTATCCACCATTTCATTAAATGCTGGTTGGATATAGTCCACATAAAGCTCTGTCCGAACCTTCATGTCTGTTGAAGCACAATAATCCAGAATTGCCTTTTCATGCACTTCTGTGAAATAATAATTTTTCTTCTTTTTTCTACGCTTGCGCTTCTTCGGCGCTGTCGGTTCCGTCATCCAATTCATCCTCTCCTTCTTCTCGGGTGAGATCGTAAATATCTTCAAAAACTTTTGCTTCTTCAAGTATAAAGCTTGTGTGATCCATTAATCCTTTTAGGGTTGAATCTCCATAAAACATCTCCATTTCATAAAGGCTCTCAAGGTGTTCGTGATATTCTTTTATCAGCCCCACCATGTCTCCGATATTATCGGATACAAAAAGTAAATCACCTATAACTTGTCTACTATACCAAATCAAAAAAACATTCAATGCGATTGAAAGTACAAGCAATAAGGATAAAATTACTATTGTTAATATCATGGTTTGTGCTCTATTATTCTTCCGTGTTTTTCTTGCTTCATGTCTCTCTTCGCTTCTTCAATGTGCTGTTTAACAATTTGTCCAGGTTTCTGTATTCCCTTCTTCTCAATCTTTATGATTCTGGTTATTGATGGCAGGCGCTTAAGAGAATCCTGCTCTCCACACAGGTGGCAATCCTCTAACTTGGCTTTGATTGAGTGAACTTGCTCAAATATTTCTTCACAAGAGTCACAGTAGTAGACATATCTAGGCATCTTGAGCTTCAACTGAACTGTTGTTGAACTTTACAGTTGGTGGATTTGTAACAATCAGCTCCGATTGATCGTCCCCCGTAATCACGAAATCAAAATTTTTGAGCATAGGAACAATGTCTGACTGTTCCATTAGACTTTTTTGTAGGGCGAGCATTACAGCGCCCAATGCTTGATCTGAAAGTTTCATAATTTTCTCCTTTTTTATTAAAAGGCTCCTGAGAACCTTAATCTCTTAGCGACAACCCCCAAGTCTGAATCATACATCATCTTGGCCAACTGTTTTAAATCCGTTTTTGGCTCCCACCCTAATTTTTCTTTTGCCTTCGAAGCATCTCCGAGGAGGAGGGGCACCTCCTGGGGTCTAAACAGTCTCGGGTCAATTTCAACATATTTGTATGGATCGCCGAGGCCCGCCACTTCAAAAACCAATTCCAAAAAATCACGGACAGTGTGTGTTCGACCCGTTGCAATCACAAAATCATCTGGCGTGTCTTGTTGCAGCATCAGCCACATTGCCTCGACATAGTCGCCAGCATATCCCCAATCTCTTTTGGAATCCAGATTACCCAAGTAAAGCTTATCTTGCTGAAGATACCCGATATTTGCAGCCGCTAACGTAATTTTTCTCGTGACAAAAGTTTCACCTCGGCGTGGAGATTCATGATTAAATAAAATCCCCGAGCAAGCAAACAACCCATACGACTTGCGATAATTTTTAATAAGATTGTGAGCAAACACCTTCGCGCACGCATATGGAGAAGCTGGCATTAACATCGTATTTTCACTTTGTGGATATTCTGGGTTTTCACCAAACATTTCTGAAGATGATGCTTGATAGAACCTTGTGTTCGGGCTCACCTCCTTCACTGCATTCAAAAGGCGCAGAGTGCCCATCGCAATACCCTCAACTGTGTCTTCCGGGACATCGAACGATACCCTCACGTGAGATTGTGCAGCTAGATTATAAAACTCATCTGGCTTATATTCATTTAGTAGACGATACATGCAACTGACATCATTAAGGTCGAAATACTCTAAAGAAAAATTAGGATTGTTTAAAAATCCATCTATTCTCTCGGTACAAATAAGAGATGTCCTCCTCTTAAGTCCCACAACACGATATCCCTTATCAAGCAATAACTCTGCCAGATAAGAACCATCTTGCCCAGTAATCCCCGATATTAATGCTGTTTTCAATTTATGCCCCTAACCTTTGGATAGCTAATCTTAAACCATTCACAGGTTTTTTTTAAGCCAATTCTCAAAGGAGTGTACCATTCTTCTTTCCAGCCAAGATTCAACAACTTTTGGTTGCTGCTTGGTTTCCTGAATTGCCCCGATGGTTTTGCCGTGTTCCACACTATTTTTCCACCATATTCCAAAAGATCACACAATATTTCAACAACTTGTTTAATCGAGTGTTCTTCCGTATTTCCAATATTTACGGGGTGCTCTTCCTCATACTCTTCCAACAAGAATAATAAAATTTTTGCTATATCTTCAGAATAAGTAAATTCTCTCAAAGGAGAACCATCCCCCCAGCACTCTACCGATGGCTTTTCGTTTATTTTTGCCTCCCAGATTTTACGCATTAAGGCTGGAATGACGTGACTATTTTCTAGATCAAAATTATCATTTTCGCCATAAAGGTTGTTTGGAATTGCTGTGATAAAATTGCAGCCATATTGCTGACGATATGCACGAGACATCACATCAACCATTCTCTTGGCATATGCATATCCAAAATTAGAGTGGTGAGGGGGACCCAAATGAAGTTGATCTTCGGTCAGTGGGTAAGTTATATATTGAGCATCGGGATAAATACAAGTTGATAAAAGTGAAACTACCTTTTTCGATCCTGCCATCTTTGCCGACTCTAAGAGTCGTTGATTCAGTTTGTGATTCTCAAAATAAAAATCACCCACGCTATTCAAATTAGCTTGAAGACCTCCCACCTTTGCTGCAAGATGAATTATGTTCTTATCCTTTAGGTGAGTTTCTCTCCAAGGAGGGCCCAGTATTAGTCCCAAGTAGGATCGGTCTGGGTAAGATGCGTCTGGCAGGGCTCTTTTCATTGCGTGGCCAACCATCCCTGTTCCGCCCGTGACAATGCATTTATCTGGTAGCTCTTTCATACTTTATTCTTCTCTAAATTTGTATCCAAAATATTCAATATCTTTTTTATAGTGTTGTGCTACAATCTCTTGCAGTTCATCATTATAATATTCCCAATATGGCTTGTGTTCGGTTCTAAGATAGTGTGGAAGTTGACTACGGGGAATTCCTATCTTGTCAGATATAAAATCAAAATCTTTTTGCAAATTTTCAAATTGGCCAATAAAATCAAAATAATCGCATGAATTGTTTCTATCTCTAAAGAGATCATACATGGGACGCATGTGTGCCACCACTGGTCCGCTGTGTCCAAAGAATGGTTTATGTTTTACAAACATTTCAAATGAAGAAAATTTATCTCTGTTAATCCAGTTTTTAGTCAATACATATTTTTTACCCGTTACAAACATATAAGCGGAAAGCAGACGATCCCAGGGGTTTCTTACAAAGGTATATTTCCAAGAATTATTAAATATTTCTAAATGACTTCTTTTAAACAGCTCGACGGTACCATTAAGAATCAAGTATAAGTGGCAGTCATCAAATGTAAGAATCTGATGCTTGCCCTTCTTCTCGTGTTTCTTCGCCTGTTCCGAAAGGCATATTCGCATACTGCTCCAGGCACATTTCGGAGTGCCTACCCATATAATATTTTTCATTATTTTATTGCCTCCAAATTTAAGCTCATAAGTTTGCCACTCTCCTTGTCCAGGTGTGGCAAATATGCTTGGCTATAATCATCAATATGCGAATGTTTGGTTTCGCGCCAGTCGTAATGTTTGATTTCTTTAAAACCGACACCTTTCAATGCTTTAGACAAGCTTTTAAAATCAAAAATCACTTTATGATAATCATAGATATTTCTTTGGCCACCGACAACGAGCCCCATAATATCTTCAACATTCTTATTTTCCTGATACCACTGATTGACCGCTTCGAAGTTTGGAACTGATATTCTTATTTTCCCTCCGGACCTTAGTTTAGAATACCAACACTGAAGGACTTCCTTATACTCATTTCTCCCGAAGTGTTCGAGAACATGACAACCATAAATTAAACTTACAGAATCATTATCGATCTTGTCAAGCTTAGAGACATCGTCGATTAGAACCCCTTCCTTATCACTCAAAATATCAATATTTATAAATCCTGGAATTATTTTCTCGCCGCAGCCTAGATGTAACCTCGTCATGTCGCCCTCCATTGAAATCCTTTTACTCCAAAATTAAAGAAATTCTTTGCCAATTCGTTGATAAAGAAATTCTTTATAATCTCCGTCATGGCCATGAAACAAATCAAATTGTTTATAAATAAGCTTGAATGCACTTTCGTTTATCTGATATTCGGAAGCTGGAGTTCTTTCGAAGCCTCTATTTATTACCCCCTTTCTGTCCATATTGTTATGCAAAAAATACAGCCTACATATCTTTTCTATGCACTTAATATATTCTGTAGATGTTGATTTCGGCATTTCGGATAAACTGAAGCTATTGTAAAATACATCCACCGCTTGATTGGGAAAATTCGGCAATTCAAAATTCGGCAAGAACAAACAATCATAATCATCTAGATTTATTTCTGCCACATTGTCATACTCTCCATACAATAATACCTTCTTATCTGGGGCGGCAGACATAATGTAATACGCACCAATCACCAACATTTCTGGCAGATCAAAATCTATATAAGTAAGGCCCGGTATTTCCTTGAGCATATAATACGCCAAGCCACAATAACCGGCACCAATTTCTGCAAATATCGGATGAGAAATATCTTTAGTTAAATTCTTTACTTGTTGGCCGTGAGTATGATAACGAGTGGCTTTCGGGACTACCACTTCTCCTTCTATCTCAAGACCCCAATGATTGCCAACATCGGGTACTCGCAAATCTTTTACATCGAGGTCGAACAGCTCCTTCCATATTAAATAATTTTTTGAAACTCGATTTACAAACCTCTCAACAAACTCAACTTCATCATTAATGATTTGATCATATTTGGCGTACTCCTTTACAATCGGACTTAGATCATTTCTCCAAAAATTCGACAAAGTTTCATAAATTCTATCATAGTTATCTTCAAGCAAATCATTATAGAAAGAATGGCGCTCTGCTATATAATTGTCCCACTCGCCGCCCGCAACATACAATTCGTTTATATTTTTGCTGTCGGCTTTAAGCCTTTGATACATTTTGCTTATTCGTTTTAATATCTCTATTTTATCCCCACTTGACTCAGCCCTTTCCTTCATCCCGTTTGCCAAGCTCAAAGAAGGTATATTACTTTTGTCAAATCTTTTTAAAAAATTCAATTTATCACCCCGCCCATCGTGTCATTTTATTATATCAGCTTGTAGGGTTGTATTAAACACAAAAACAAAATTACCGGGACCACAATCAACAATTCCTACCATAGTGGCACCGCCCTTTTATCATTATTTCGTATATTCTATTTGATGCCAAGCCATCTATGACCCCTTTAGAGTTCAAGTGCATTATAAATAATTCTCTTCTATTCTTATTATAATATTCTATTTTTTCTGTTAGTTCTTCAGAGTCTATATTATTAACCTTATCACACAGATTGTTCTCTACCAACTCCTGAATTAAAAACCTTTGAGATGGGTTTTCGACAAAGTTAATTGTGGGTAAACCAGCATATACAGATTCATATGTTGTAATACCACCGGGCAATATAAGAAGCGAGTTAAGACTTAAAATCTTCCACATTGAAGAATTGGTCTTAGCTAATATTATTTCATGATAAGATTTTTTCGTTTCCTCTATTAGTTCGTCATATGAATGTTTATAGCCGTGCCCCAACATGATCCAAACAACATATTTGTTCTTCAACTTGTTAAGCTGTTTAATCACTTTTAAGGTTTTGTTGGCTGCGTCTCCACCCCCCATTGATACAGCAATGGACATCCGGTCTTCATTCAAGTATTTTTTGTATGAAGCCGTATCTATTTGCTCACAACCTTCTTGGATTAAAGCGTACTCAAGACCCTTATGAACTGTCGTTTTTTTATTGAATAAATAATTGTGGTATTTGGTTCTATGAAAAATTGTCTCAACCTTATCCATATGATTAAAGAATGGAGAAAGCGAAACAATACAACTTGACGAGTTCGCCAAATTGAATAATTTATCTCCCACGGATAATAAATCAAAAATAACTATACCATCTAAAAAAAGCTTCTCTCTCTGAGAGAACAGCTCTTCTTCCGATTTAAATATCTTATAATTGAAACACACATTAAATAACAAACCATCTAATGTTTTATTCCCGATTACGTAGTAAAAGACACGATCACTCTCGTGTTTTAATTCCTGAATAGAGCTTGCGAGCGTCTTACTTCTGATTAAATGTCCATAACCAATTTCAGTAGACGCCTTTATTATAAAAGAAAAGTTCATCGTTCACTGTAAATATTTCTTGGTAATTCCCGTGTGTTTTTTTACATTTACATTTACTTTTTTTCCTATCACAAAATCAATCTCATCGGCATTCATTTCTCCTTCAGGTCGGACCACTAAAATATCTCCGGATTCGATTACATGCCCCCTGGGCAAATCTTTTGAAGCATATAACGAGCGTCGCGCTCTTTTGCGAGTATATAATTCAGCCTCAGAAAGTTCTTTTTTTTCGTCTCGGAGGGCCTCAAGCGTCATTGTAATATCTTGAATATATTTAATTAATTCATCTTTTTCCATCGCATAGGCATGATCTAGCCCCGGCTGGGATTTGTCTTCTGTAAAATGTTTTTCAAACCACGTCGCCCCCATCTGCAGGGCCAAGCAAGCCGCTATACTATCACCCGTGTGGTCAGAAAATCCAACTTCCACCTCAAATTCATTTTTTAAAGTTTTTATATACTTTAGGTTGGCTTGATCAAGGGTGGCTGGGTACGCTGACACACAATGCAATAACACAAAATTGTCAAAATTAAGCTTCGACAGCTCATTAACCGTTTTTCTGACATCCTCAATCGTTGACATTCCCGTCGATATAATCATTTTAATATTACGAGTTGCGACCTCTCTTATCAAGCTTGTATGATTTAGGTCGCAAGAAGCTATTTTTATATATGGTGGATTAAACTCCATCAATAAATCAAGCCCATCAACATCAAACACAGATGCACTAAACGCAATATCAATTTCCCTACAATGTGCTGCCAATTCAGCATACTCAAAATCTTCCATTTGGCCGCGCTCTCTGATTTTTAAAACTTCCTCGATATCGTAATGGCCATACTCATAGTTTCCAGGAAGATATAAACCCCATGGATTAATAATTTGAAATTTTACAGAATCAGCGCCAGCCACATTTGCAATTCTTGCTAAATTTTTAGCTTTTTGTAAATCCCCATTGTTGTTGGTGCCAGCCTCAGCTATTATATGAATATCTTCCCTTTTTAACATTTTGAATCTATCACCAATCTTGCAAATTTTTCTGAGTTGTATGTCATTGTATTTCTTAAATCAGCCCACGTAGATTTACAAAGTTCCTGCTTTATCTCCTTCAGCTCTCCTAGCCTATTGATTCTATCCTCGACCGCTGGCAATAATTCTTGTTTAAGCAAATCAATATTCCACTCATCCATTCCCAGGGTATCCACCATACTTATGGCCCTTTGATCATAACTAATTTTAATGGCCGGGACATCATAAGAGATGCAAGGAATAAATGAATGTAAGCGAAAAGACACACTCAACCTAGTGCTTCTCAAATATGTTAAGTACGCGTACACATCCTCCGTATACAGGTAATCCATCTCCGCAAACGAAGCTGCAAACGGTATATCTCTATGATCGTGACATAAAAATTTTACATTCGCATATCCCTTTTTTTTCAACAGCTCAATCATATCAACTAGTTGGTTTCTTAGCTCATATTGATAATTCACCGGTATACTCATAAGAGAGGGAGTTCGAATAGAAATTAAAGCATCGGTCTTATTTGCTTCCGTTATTGGTACCAAGTGCTGGAGAATTTCATTAATAAACAAGGTAGGGCAGCCGCCCAGTATGTTGTTACAGCCTATAGAATCTATATATTCTTTTGTTGCCTTGTCTCTTGACAGGGAGATATCGGCTCTATTGTTTATCAAAGCAATCTTTTCACTTGGCATTACGTCAGTCCTGTCTACAAAGTCAAGTTTTTGATTATAAATCTTCCCCCTCGACACGCTAAAAATCATCATAGGTTTTTCTAACGCCGATAAAGCCGTAGAATCAACTTCTAGCTCACCATTTTCGTAAAGATTGCCGCCGCCTACAATAACGCCATCTCCAAATTGGTTAATTTCATAAACGGTCTGAGCACTTAGCCCCGATTTTCTTTGATTCTCATACTTGCCCGTTGCTGGGAGTGAAATAACATTAATATTTTGTCCGAAGGCCCTCTTTATAAAATGATTTAGACCAAGGTGAATTACGTCATTACCAATATTGAATCCCTTTGGCCGTATGCAAAAAATATTCATACAAAATCTCTCCACGTTTTTGATGTATCGTTGTCTAGCAGCTTATTGAGTTTTTCTAGATCCAGGGGGAAGTCAACAGTGAACCCCAAATCTTTGTTGAATTCTATTTCGCTCTTTATATTTAACAAATTAAATTTATCACTGTTTTGATACAAATAGCTTGTAACATGCTCTCTCTGAATTTCATTCATTTTTGAATAAGCAGTTTTAAAACTAGATGTTTTGATAATCTCCATCGATATTCCATATGGGTAACTTCTTTCATGAATGTTTGTAATTAAATCGTAATCAGTGTTCTGACATATTTGCAGTCCTCTAGAAATAAGTTGCAGATCAATCATTGGTGAATCAGCATTTAGCCTAACAAAGTAATCTGCATTATATTTTAATGCGCAGTTCAGTACTCTACCAGCAACATCAAGTAAGTCGCCTCGAAAACACTCTACGTTATTTCTATCCGCAATATCATTAATTCTATCATCTGGTGAATTTATACTTGTGGCAACAATCACTGGCCACGGGTGGAGTGCTTTTTCCGCCCTGTTTATTACGAATTGCAATAGCGGTATCCCGCACAACAATTGTTCCATTTTTCCCGGAAACCGCGTAGAGTTCATACGACCAACGACTATGCCAACTATTTTTCTGTTAGACTCCACTATAACACCGTTTCTATTATTTTACAACCAGATTCGACAGTAATTCCCCCGCTTGATAAGGTGCAGGTTTTTATCCCCGCGTTATTCAAGCTTGTCACATAATAACTAAAATTTCTAATATTTGCCGATGCCGGCGGGAGGTGGCCGCCCCAAAAACGTTTGCCAACTTCCCTAGAGGTGCCGAACTTGCCCTCAAACCCAGGAACTTTTCCCAGAATATATTCAAACTCTTTATGCACGTTGTGAGCCTTGGCCCACATGTCGTTGCGATCATAACAATATTCATTCCAGTATTTTCTACTCTCTAAGATGCTTCTTATATTTTTTTGCATCTTGTCTTCCAAATCATCATTCCCATTCCAAAAATGAGTATTATATTTTTCTTCAAACCCAATATAAACAATTTGGGCAGCACCCATGATATAGGCGAGATGAGTTGCCAACAGTAACACGCTGGTGTTGCCCCTAAGCGAAATGTCACTTTCATTTTGTTTTTTATAAAGAGGCGACGATGGAGGATCAGAAGAAAAAATAACAATTTTTTCGTCATCCCAAAAAAAGTCCTTCATATATGAGAAGGCTCGCCTTTTCTCACCTTTGTTGAAGGCTACGAACAAGGGCAACTCTTTTCGTGTATGTTCAAATAAATAAACAGCAGGTGATATATGAGCGGAAATAGCATATGATAAGCTATTAATACCTTCATAGGTATAATTCACTCCAATCGTGGTTTTATTTTCTAGAAATTCTAACTCATCTCGCGTTAAACTTTTGAGGGAGGGGGCAGACCCCAATATGTAGATGGTCTCCCCGGCGTGCTTATCGTTATAATCATACAGTGTCTTTTTCATTCGTACCCTCCAAGTCTTTTTAATTCTTCTAGCACTATGGGCACCAAAGATTCAGATAACAAATGAATTGTATCATACCAATAGTTTTTTTCATGCATGGTACTCGTGATCTTCTCAAAGGTTTCTATATGACGAAACCCCTTCGCCATAGATTGCTCTTTTAAAATTTTATTAAACTTTCCAGTTATTTCCAGCCCACGTGAAGGGGCCTCACACGAAGGAACAAAACAAGTGCCTTCGTAGCCTCCATCAGTGCCACAAGAAATGTCCATCGTAAATAAATTCTTATATCCGAGTCTTTTTATTTCCTCATAAACAAGCAAATATCGCTCAACAACACTCTCAATAATTCTATTTACAGATACATTTTGTTTTTCTGCTTGTTTCTTGATGTGGGCGCGGCAATCAATTTCTCCATAAGATAAACAAACATTAGAATCCAAAGAAACATTTTTTAGCTTTGGCAATAAACTTGTTTGGGCTTTATCACATAGGGTATGTGCCAAACCGGCGTCTACGCGCCAACAATACAATTCATAGTCTTTGTGCTTATGCCACCGAGTCTGAGGGTGACCATACCTAACATCAAACCAGTTATACCTTCGATTTGGATTAACTGTCCCATCAGGTAAAAAGTGTTGTCCATCATTCCCTGATATTCCCAGTGCATGACTGTCGCCTATAAAATAAAACTTTTTCATTTATAATACCCTCCCCGTATCAATAATTCTTTTAATGCTTGGCCACCAGTTGTATTGAGTCAGAATCCTAATTCTCGAATCAACAATACCGTTAACAACCTCTTCATTAACTGAGTTTGAAATTATTTTCAGAAGGTCTTCACAAGCATCGGGGCTTTTTATATCTAAATTATAAAACGATTGAGACGAAAAATACTTATCAATATCTGGGGCTCCCCAGTAAATCGGCACTGTGTGCGCCATGAGTGCGTCGGTTATCTTCTCTGTAAAGTAGCCATTTAATTGGCCATTTTCAATACACAGTGCGTATTCATATTGTGATAACCACTCCAATTTTTGTATATCCCCAAACGTAGAAACCCCTTTATAATCGTCCCCCAAGCCCTCGTTCACCATTCCCACGCCGTAAACATCTAAAACGCCAGGATGCTTACTACAAAACTCCTTAATAAATCGAAGTCTCTCGTGGTGGCCTGTGCATATTCTTTTGTTGGATGTTATAGTACAAATTTTCTTTGTTCTTGGCTTCCACTTTATATCCTGCAATTCTCGATAAGAGAGGGGGAAAGAACACACGCCAAACAAATAAGAGTTTCCCAAACTATGTTTGAATTTATATGGAGTCGAATACCTATCCCAATTACACCCTCCTATCCAGGGCGGTTCTCTCCCGCATAAAATAATCTTATTTTGATTAATTCTCGACATGTCGATATTGGAGTCCGCATCTTCAATCGCAATGAGCCAATCCGCGTCATATGGGTCAGCGACGCCAATTAGATTTTCCCATATACCATCGCCGCTTGGGGTTGATCTTTTAAGGCCGCTCAATAATCTTGAACCACTCATCCCCCACGGACAACAAAATGCAACCCTAATCATCATGAACCTCGATTATAGGAGGTAGTCAAATCTCGCAGGTGGCGTAAAATCTTTACTCTATCATAGAGATCTTTATTATTATGAATGTAATAATCATGAGATGAATATTTTAATTTCTCAATAATATATTTTATATTTTTAGGGATAATATTAAGAAAACAAGATAGATTTCCACGATCAAGTGCACTATCTCCTATCATCAAATAAATGGCAGACTGAATATCGCGGTGCATCCTCTGATATATCTCGTCTATTTCTACCAACGGGTCCTGGCGGGCCAGAGAATTATACAAAGAGTTGTGAATTGGGTGTGGTTTCCCGTGCTTCATACACTCACCAGTACTTATCTGAGGATTAACTGCGATTGCGTTCGCACCTAATAATATAGCATGATATATCGACCCGTAGGCGCCCATCGATGACCCAAAAAAAGTAACATTGGGGGCGCCGAACTTAGAGACGTAAGGCTGCAGTAACTCTTGGTATTCTTTTCCTTGATCCTTCTCTAGATACCAATTATTTTTGTTGTTAATAAACAATAAATTAGACTCAGGATTTTTGCTTAAAGTATTAAGCTTAAAAAACTGATGACCTTTATCTCGTATGATACCATTTTTATCGTGCAGTCCGTGTGGAGCAAAAGAAACCAACAAAACTTGAGACTCTTCTTTGGGAATAAAAATATAATCTTTGTTTTTATAGACTTTCGTGAAATTCATTCCTGGCGCCCCTTCAAGTACCAATTTTCCCACACAAAAGCATAATCATAAGTAATCGAATGAGTTTCCTTTAAATTTTGGCGAATTTTATGTCTCTTTACCAAGGCATCCTCAACAAAAGAATGAAATTGCACTTGGATATTTTTCATTTTAGAGGTTAACTCACTTTCTATGCAATGAGATAGGAGAGGGAATTCCCCTCCCTCAATATTAATTTTAATAAGATCTATATTGTCTATGGACAACTCTTGCATAACTTTTCCAATCTCTCGTAGTTGAATAACTTCCATTTTTTGTGCGCGCTTATAAATACTCGATGCATCACCATCGACACTAATTTCCTGATCCTGGTCTCTTTCTGCAAGACCATAATCACAAACCACAATATTCGGATTGTTCGCAAACCGGCTTACAATTGATTCATAAAATTTTTCCACAGGTTCAAAAACATAAACCTTGCAGCCATATCTTTGATTTATTTGAGCAGCAAAATCGCCACGGTAACCACCAACATCAAAAACAACGCTATCTTTATTTAAATTATAATTTAATCGGTGAACTAAGTCTCCCTTGTCTGCAAACCATCTTTGAAATTCCATTATATTATCTCCCACCCTGCACAATAAAGGTCTTTGGTGTTATATGCCACACTGGGGCCAAACCACCGCTGTGGAGCAACCACCACCTTGTCTGTGTTGGCATTTAACCACGCGGCCCACCAAGAAAAACTACTATTAGCTATAATATTGTGCTTACACATTGACATAAGATACAAATCAATATAATCGGCTTCATTCTCAACCACATGAGCCAATGATCCAAATTCGTTTTTGCACCACTCGGCATCATCACTAAACACCACTATATCATACTGATCAGCATCTTTAAACATGCTTAATGCTTTTTGATAATAGTGGGGAGAGCACGTTGGATGTATGTTTGGGTGATTTGTGTAATCCCCCCTTCGAACATGTATTCCTATTGTTTCTCCTTCTAGAATATGAGAATATTGTTCATCAATATACTGTTTTATTTCTTCGGTTGGCTCGAACAGGGCTTTAATGTCATCGGCCCTGTGAACAAAATATTTTTCTGATTGGAAATATCCCAACAAACACATATTTTTTTTGTAAGGGAGCTTCCCGTAATAAAAATTTGGTTCTCGGTATGTACATTCAATTTGTAAATCACGAGAAAACTCTACTTTTGAAAAAATGTTGGATAAGTACTTGCCACACTTTCTATCAAGAAATTGAGGGGGAAGGTAATGTGTAGTGGTATCAAAAATTGGTTTGTCGTCGTGGTCTTTAGCCAGAGCCACCACAGTGGCAATCTGAAACATCATGTTCCCCAGGCCGCCCATCAATTGTATTGTAATCATTATTCACTTTTTCCAAATATGGTATTTATCTCCATTCTGGATTATTTAAAAACCACTCTACTGTTTCTTTGAGTCCGTCGTTTAGACTAGTTTTCGGGGCCCACCCCATCTTTTTCATCTTCTTCCCACACAGGGAGTATCTAAAATCATGTCGTGGGCGCGTCTTTTTTGGATCCACTAGTTTATACTTTAGTGGCTTTCCAACTATTTCAGCTACCGATTTTGCCAAATCTAAATTATCACTCTCCTGATCGTAGACAATATTATATTTTTCCCCTACGGTGTGGTTAACCATCAAAAACATTACAGCCCTGCAAACATCTCTTGAATGCAGATAACAACGCCTGCTGGCTTTCGTTAGCTCGGGATTGGAGTGGATCTGGACCGTCTCCCCATTCAAAATCTTCTTGATTATTAGAGGAATAAACTTTTCAGGATGTTGTCGAGGTCCGTATACGTTCATCGTGTGAGTTATGATGATTGGCATCATATACGTGTTTTCATACGCCACACACAACTCCTCTGCACCAGCTTTTGTTGCGGCGTAGGGATTTCCAGCACGAAACCTGGAATCTTCGTCAAAAACAACTCCTTCGGGGGCAGCTCCAAAGACCTCATCTGTGCTAAAATATAAAAACAACTTTAAATCTTTGCAGTGTAGCCTCGCATATTCCAAAAGGTTGCAAGTGCCAACAATGTTGTCCATAACGAATTCCATCGGATACAACACGCTTCTATCAACATGGGAACCGGCAGCGAGGTGGAGGATATAATCAACTTTTCCCAATTTATCAATTGTGTAATCATTCGGGAATGCCTTCAGGTCATGCCACACAACAGTCAAGCGATTTTTCCATTCCGGATTTTGAGAGACCACATCCGCAAGACGGTTTAAGTTCCCAGATACGTCTAATCTATCCAACGACACAACTTCAAAATTAGTGTTTTCCAAAAAATATTCTATTAACGCATGGCCAACAAAGCCCGCGCCGCCAGTGATTAATACTCGCTGCATTACCAATCCTCCTTTAAATCTCTTCTAACAAATTATATTTTTTCATATGGCGGATTCTCATTTCAGAATCTAATAATTTTCGATGATCAACCTTGTCCTCATTCAGTGGATTGGCCCTGTTATAAATGTGTAAAATCTCTTTTATATAAAAACTTCTGGTCCCAGCCATCTCTAGCATCGGAAACATAAAAGCCAAATCCCAGGCTCCGTCACAAAAGCGACCATCTTCTTCTTGAAGATCTTCCTTTTTGATTTTTGACCAAAGCTTATATTTAAACGTTCTCAGATGAGAGGAACACCAAGGCGCTTGTCGAAATGCCTTATTGGCAATGATTTGATCTGAAATCTGCTTTGCAAATTTTCCGCGCTGGCCGCTGGGGTATTCAGCGTAACTACCGTATGTTATCAAACAGTTGGTCTCCTCATAAACTTGTTTAAGCTTGGATAACACTTGCTTATTCGCAAGCCAATCATCACCATCGAGAGTTACGATAATATCTTCAGGAGCAGGGTTTGAAAGCTCTATTCCATCATAAATGTTTTTCAGAGCAAGGGCTTTTTCTTTATTTTCTACGAAAACGAATCTCTCATCCCCTTCAATCTCTTTTTTGATAATCTTAGCACTATTATCTGTGGAAAGGTCATCTAGAACGATACATTGGAAATTTTCATAATCTTGTACCTTCACACTTCTCAGGCAAGCAGTTATCCACGCTTCGGCGTTGTAAAGGGGGGTGATGATTTTAAAATGCATTTTCTATTACCGTGGGAATTGTATCTCTTTGATCCACAAAATATTGAATTAATTCTTTCCCCTTCTTTTTAAACCAGGGCTCTTTTGTTGCTCCGATTAGATTATTAGACATAACAGCCATTCCCATCATCCTGGCTTCAACCACCACCCTGGAGAGGGTTTCGGGCGTGAGAGGAAAAAACACTAAATTTTTATTTCTAGATAAATTTTCTAAAAACTTTTGGGGTGGGGCTGGATCTATCAGATCATATTTCATATTCTTCTTTTTGCAAAATCTAATCGCCCCGAAAGTATTTTTATGAGAAATATTAGAGTTCATTATTGAACTGCAATCTCGTTTTTCTCTCGTCGATAGTTGTTCTAAAAGTTGAAGAGAATCGGGCGACCACAAGTTTCCACTTAAATTTACAATATTTTCTGTTTTCAAGTTATTTGAAACAATATCAGCATGAAATTTTGTTTGACAAACAACAGCAGATGCTTCTTTATAAAATTCAAAATTTATTATATCTTCTTGGGGAGCGATATAGTCTTTATATGCTGCGGGGTTTCTCCCTCTTAAATATTTGTGATCATGCTCATATACAATATACGGAACCCCACTCTCAATAATTTGGTTACGAAGATTGGGCTTCAAGTTAATAAAATTAGATATAATGATATGTTCTGAATTAAGAATATCTTTAGTCTGTACAAGATGACTTTGCCGTGGAACCACATCCCACAAGCGTGAAATTAGCAAGTCTATGAGTTCTTTATTATTTAATTCTGCGCCACCAGTTATCTGATCAGCAAAAAAGTCATCAATGAAAAGAAGCCTACTCATGAACTTCTACATTTAATTCGTTGAGCCAGCCTTGTACATTAAAATCTTCTTCTGGGGCGTACTCCTCTAGGTGCCCCACAAATTGTCCCCACATTTTTCCTTCGGTGAATTTACTACGTATATATTCTTGCAAATCCTTCGCTCGATTTTCATAAATTCTATATTTTTTATGAACATCGCGCAGCTTCATTTTGAAACTTCCCTGGTCAGCATAGGCCCACTGAGAATCCTCCTGTAAAACACCGGCCCAGACAGCATTTTTTTGGATAACATTCACAGTGAACTCGACTTCAGCGAATTTAGCCACCATCTGCTTCTTTCTTTTGCCTTTTATTTTTTCTGGGGCGTATAGAAAATCAGCTTGGCCGCCCCACGGATGCGTAACAATAGGCTTCCCGTATCCAGCCATCTCAAACATCGGCAAACCAAACCCTTCTCCGTGAGCAATATTTATTAATGCTTTAATTTTTGGATGTTGATACAGCGCAGACATCTCATCATCTTTCAGATACCCGTGCAAGAGATGAACTGCACATTTTCTTTCAGAATATTTTGCGTCTGCTAATAAATTTTTAATACTATTTCTTGTGGTGTTCGCATCAATATAAGAATTGCTTGCTGAGCTGACCTTTAACAGCAGACCAACCTCTTGATCGTAGAACTCTTCTATAAACCAACGGATTGTATTCTCGACATTCTTTCGAGGACTAATTTGGGCTACAACAAGAAAATTAAAATCATATTTTAAATCAAAATCAATATTTGAAGGAATGTACGGTCTAAACGGATAATTTACAACTTCAACCGGACCTTTAGCACCCATGTCCCTAACTTCGCCTGTTTCGGGGTTTGTGGCTTTATAGACAGTATTCACAAAAGCATGTTTTGAAAAATTCGAAACAACAATGATTTTATCTACAAGATAAGATTTTTGAACCCACTCTGGAGATATTTTTGTTGTTTCAATTCCGGCTGTGCAGCCAATATTAATTGGAGCCAACTTTTCCCATTCATTCGGGATGGTGACTTGTAAAGAAATGTCAAACGTTCCCTTCTGCTGGCGATGGTGAACAGTCTTTAACAAAACAGAATCAATCCATTGTCGTTCTTCTGTATCTTCCCACAACCAACTTGTCTGGCCCCAGCTCAAATTTTCAAGATAAATATCAAATAAGTCTTCTCGACTTTTTAGTGCTCGCAATACAAATCTTGCATGTTCCCCATACCCGCTTTGACTTAAGGCAGGGCCCCTTATTAGTGCTTTTAATCTCATAGCTCTTCCAATCTCCATGATTTATAATTCTTTCGAGAATCCCAAGACCCATATTTTTCATATACATCTGTTAAAACCCTATCCCATTCGGTTTGGTAGCGTTCGAAACTATAATTTTTTATAACATGTTCTCTACCTTGCGTTCCCATCTCGTGTCGCTCTTTTTCGGAGAGATTATAAAACTTTTCCAGAGTATCAACGAACTCATCGCCATTAATCCTATCTTCATAAATCCAGGGAATATCTTGTGATCCAATTATTGCACGAGAAGAAGGGCTAATACCAAACCCAAACCAATTTTCTCCATCAGTCGCCTGCTCTTGAAGGCCCCCTGTCATGTTAACAATGATGGGTATTTCACAAGCAAGAGATTCAAGAGTCGCGAGCCCGAAGCCTTCTGCATCAGATATATTAATTGTGCAATCAGACATATTATACAATAAAGATAATCCTTCGGCTGAGATTTTATCTTTTGAAAACATCACTTGCCCCTGGTTTAGCCCAAGTTCATTAACTATGGCCTCCAAATCTTGTCCATGCATATCCTTTGGGTCGGTGTGCATAAGCAAAGCTGCCTTGTCGTGTCCAATTCGATCTAAAAAGTCCTTAAACCAAAAAATCAAAGTTCCCGATTGTTTGCGCCTCGCGTTTCGATTGTTCCAGAAAAATATCATCTTTTCTGAGTTGTTGAACTTTTTTAAATTTTCATTCTTGAATTCGGCAATTGTTTCAGAATCTACTTTCTTAAAAATTTCTGTGTTGACTGCGTGAGGAAGGTGAATCACTTCAGCCTCTTTCGCAACAATGTTTACAATCTCGTCGGTAAGCTTAGAAATAGTTACTATTACATCCGTTGAATCGTATGCCAAGCGATTAAATTTCGGAGGAGGATAATTATCCCAGACATGATAATAAACCATGGGAACCAACGGACGAATCTCGTCCTCCATTTTCCAAAGCCATCCAAAAAATCGTGGATCAGTCATAAACCACAATATATCAGGTTTCTCATTTCTTAAAACCGAACGGACAATCTCTGCATTTCCATACCCATCAATTGGAAAAATTGTCCAGTCATCACCCCACTCTTCGGTTTTCATCGGCTGATAGTTCTGGTGTTTGACCGCCCCTCCGAGAGATACAACTTGGAACCGGCCTGTCTTTAACAGGCCCTCAATCATATATTTTGTTTGAGTTCCGACGCCGGAAGGAGAGAGCGGATGGTCTGAAATCGTGAGGATCTTAATTTTTTTACTCATATATCACCTAAGTACAGTATTTTGTTTTATATAATTCGCAACCTCGGCAAGATAACCGATTTTTAATGAAATTCTTCTTATCGATATTGTACACAGCTTGATGAAGCAAGTTAAGGGCATTATTTGTTTTTTTTGGTCCGCTCGTAACTCTAAAGATCTCAACTTGATCTTTTTTGGCTGTGCGCTTGAGAAGAGCAAAGTAAGTCTCAATATCTTTTGGATCAATATCATATTTTTTTGCGAAGAAGTGCTTATACAATGTAAGCTGATATGTGGTCATC